ACTAGCATTGCCGAAGTTGATAATCAACTAAAAGATGAAGGTTACATTACAACTATTGATCTTGTTGGAGTTGCTCAAACTGCAACTGCAACTGTTGGGGTGTCCAGTGGTCGTGTTACTGAAATATTCTTGAATAATGATGGATCTGGATTTACATCTGCACCAACGATTACTTTCTCTAATGCACCAGAAGGTGGACATAATGCATCTGCGGTTGCAATCACAACTCAAAGAGCCAATGTTACTTCAATTTTCAGACTTGAAATGACAAATGCTGGTGCTGGATATACGCAAGCACCAACTATTTCAATTTCTGGTGGTGGTGGATCTGGTGCAGCAGCAACATGTTCCATCTCTACCACATTCGGAGTTCAGCAAGTTGTGGTTGGTGCTGCCGGAACTGGATATTCAGCAGCACCAATCGTCACCGTTGCTGCTCCTCCATCTGGCATCAATACTGCTGTTCTTAATCCAATATTTACATCTTCAATTGGTGCTGGAATTAATACCGTAAGAATACTGAATTCTGGCATTGGTTACACATCCGGTCCAATAAGTCTTGAATTCTCTGGACCAACTTCTGGTATTGGAACTTTCTATTATAATGAAACTGTCACCGGACAAAGTTCTGGAGTTACTGCTGTTGTTAAAGATTTTAATTCTGGTGTACGTGTATCTGCTGCAGGAACTGTAACAGTTATTGGAGAGAGCAAACTAAGAGTATCACTCAATACAGGTAAGTTCTTTGAGGGCGAAACTATTGTTGGTGGTTCATCTACTGCTACATATATTGTGAAGACTCATGATCTTGATAGTCATGATCAACCATCAGACTCCAATGAGGAAATCGAATTGGAAGCAGATTCACTATTAGATTTTAGTGAAAGTAATCCCTTCGGAGAGTATTAATGTTAGGAACTTATTATTATCACGAAATAATACGAAAGACAATTATTTCTTTCGGAACTCTGTTTAATAACATTAATATTAAGCACAAAAAATCTGATGGAACAATTCTTGATGATATTAAAGTTGGTCTGGCATATGGACCACAACAGAAATACTTGGCAAAAATTCAAGAGCAGGCAGAGTTATCAAAAGCAGTTGCCATTACTCTGCCAAGAATGTCTTTTGAAATGACAAACATTCAGTATGATCCTACAAGAAAGTCTGGTATAACCCAAACTTTTAAAGCAAGTGATGGAACAAATTTGAAGAAAGTTTTTATGCCTGTTCCTTATAATATTGGATTTGAGTTAAGTATTTTTAGTAAATTAAATGATGATGCCTTACAAATTATTGAACAAATACTTCCATTTTTCCAACCATCATTTAATCTGACAGTTGATTTGGTAAGTTCAATTGGAGAAAAAAGAGACATACCCATAGTTTTAGAAAATATTTCTTTCCAAGATGATTATGAAGGATCCTTTGAAACCAGAAGGGCACTGATATACACTTTAAATTTTACTGCAAAAACTTATCTGTTTGGTCCAGTTGCAGATACTACTGATGGACTCATTAGAAAAGTCACCGTTGACCAACATTCTGGAACAAGCACTCAAACTGCAAAACGAGAAGTTAGATATTCAGTTACTCCAGACCCAATCACTGCCGGACCTGAGGATAATTTTGGATTTAATGAAACAACTACATTTTTTAGTGACTCTAAAGAATCAAGTCCTACAAGGCAAATAGATATATAATATTATGAAAAATAATTACGATGATTTAGATAAAGCACTGAATGTTGAGAGTAGCATCGTTGAAGTTGATGAGACTCCAAAGTCTCTTGATGTCACTCCACCAAAGTCATCTTCGAAACCAGAAGATGTAAAAAAGGACTATGATTATACACGAGCAAACTTATATTCGTTAATTGAAAAAGGTCAAGAAACTTTAAATGGTATAATGGAACTTGCCAGTGAAGGCGGAAGTCCTAGAGCATATGAAGTTGCAGGACAACTTATTAAATCAGTTGCCGATACAACTGATAAATTGATGGACCTTCAGAAAAAAGTGAAGGAAGTAGATGAAGAGTCGTCAAGTAAAACTAATAATGTTACAAACAATGCCGTATTTATTGGGTCTACTTCGGATTTATCAAAAATGCTAAAAAAAGGATTTTTAGATAATAATTCTGAAAAATAATATAGAAATTAAATTATGACTGATAGTGTATATCTTGGCAACCCCAATTTAAAAAAAGCAAATACTCCAATCGAATTCAGTGAAGAACAAATCATTGAATTTATGAGATGTAAAGAAGATCCTGTATATTTTGCAAATAACCATATAAAAATTATCTCCTTGGATGAAGGATTGACTCAATTTCATCCATATCATTTTCAAGAAAAATTAATCAATAATTTCCATAGTAACAGATTTAATATCTGTAAAATGCCCAGACAAACTGGCAAATCAACCACTGTCATTTCATATCTTCTTCATTATCTCATTTTTAATGATAGTGTTAATATTGGAATTCTTGCAAACAAAGCAGCAACTGCTAGAGAACTATTAGCAAGACTTGCAACAGCATATGAAAATCTCCCAAAATGGATGCAACAAGGTGTGCTGGTTTGGAACAAAGGTAATATTGAATTAGAAAACGGAAGTAAAATTTTAGCAGCATCAACGTCTGCAAGTGCAGTTCGTGGTATGTCTTTCAACGTTCTGTTCCTGGATGAATTTGCATTCGTTCCAAATCATGTTGCGGACTCATTCTTTGCATCTGTTTATCCTACTATTACTTCTGGTAAAAATACGAAAGTAATTATCGTATCCACACCACATGGTATGAATCATTTCTACCGTATGTGGCATGATGCAGAAAGAGAAAAAAATGAGTATATTCCAACAGATGTTCACTGGTCCGAAGTTCCTGGTAGAGATGCTGCATGGAAAGACACCACTATTGCAAATACCTCTGAACAGCAGTTCAAGGTAGAATTTGAATGCGAATTTTTAGGATCTGTCAATACACTTATCAATCCATCAAAACTCAGAAATCTTGTATATGAAGATCCAATAAAAAGAAATGCAGGTCTTGACATTTACAATAACCCAGAAAAAGATCACAATTACGTCATGACCGTTGATGTGGCAAGAGGGTTGGGAAATGATTATTCTGCCTTTATTGTTTTTGATACAACAGAGTTTCCATATAAAGTAGTTGCCAAATATAGGAACAATGAAATAAAACCCATGTTATTTCCAAATATTATTCTTGACGTTGCCAAAGCATACAATCAAGCATACTTGATGATAGAAGTTAATGATATTGGAGATCAAGTTGCAAGTATTCTTCAGTACGATTTAGAATATCAGAATATTCTTATGGCATCGATGAGAGGAAGAAATGGTCAAATTGTTGGTCAGGGTTTTTCTGGCAAAAAAACTCAACTTGGTGTAAGAATGACTGCTGCAGTCAAAAAGTTAGGATGTTCCAATCTCAAAACACTTTTGGAAGATGATAAATTAATTACTGTTGACTATGAAATAATTTCAGAACTAACTACATTTTCTCAAAGACACAACTCTTTTGAGGCAGAAGAAGGATGTAATGATGACCTTGCTATGTGCTTGGTTATTTTCTCTTGGTTAGTGCAACAAGATTATTTTAAAGAAATGACCGACCAGGATGTCAGAAAGAGATTATATGAAGATCAGAAAAATCAAATTGAACAGGACATGGCACCATTTGGATTCATATCAGATGGGTTTGAAGATGGAGCAAGTTTTGTAGATACTAATGGTGATCGTTGGCACACTGACGAATATGGTGATAGATCATATATGTGGGATTATATGTAATGGATTTTGATGACCAGTTAGAACTTGAACATCTTCTTTTTTACGAAAGAAAATGTAGAGTCTGTGGTTTAAAAAAAGATTTGATGGATGGATTTTATTTAATAAGAAAGGGTAGAGGAACTTTACCATCAGCATATTCTTATGAATGTAAAGAGTGTACTAAAAATAGAATATTGAAAACAAGAAAAAATAAAAGACCAAAGAGTGTTTGGGAATATCCAGATTGGTAATGTTCATGCATTGTTTCCCCAATGAAAATACCCTTTTTAATAAATATTTCTAGAATAAACTTGGACTGAGAGAGGAACTTAAGATGCCGCTAAATTTAGCATCTCCCGGTATTGTCGTAAGAGAAGTAGACCTTACTCAAGGAAGAATTGACGCTTCATCTAATAAGACAGGCGGAATTGTTGGTGCTTTCGCACAAGGACCAGTAGAATTACCGACTCTTGTTGGAAACGAAAATGATCTGCTGTTAAACTTTGGTCAACCCTATGGTTCTGATAAGCAATATGAAACCTGGATGGTTGCCTCATCATTCCTGGCTTATGGTGGATCATTAAGAGTAGTAAGGGCAGATGACGACGATCTGAAGAATGCCGTAGATAGTAACAATAGTTCTACTAGCATTAAAATTAAAAGTACAGAGCACTATGAAGAATTAGG